TTAAGATTACCAGGGTTAAAATTGCGTTCAGCTAAAGATTTATTTTTTCCAAATAATTCTTGAGAAGTAGGAATAATCCCCCATTCTGCCAATTTTTTAATTATTTCATTGGGTTCTGTAGTTTTTTGAATAACAATTGGTGTATTGGCTGTTTTTTCTGCATTTTCAGAAAACCATTTTGATGGATTTTTTAAAAAGTTAGCAGTCCAAATAACAGAATCAACTAATATTCCTAGCGCAGTTTTTACTTTGCCAACATTAGTCAAAAAGTCATTGAAATCTTGTTTGAATTGTTTGCTTCCAAGATAAGTAACAAAATCTTTTATTCTTGTAGCCAAATCATCAATGAGTTTTTTTACATCATGATTTTTAAAGAAATCATCAATTAATCCAGCCATTACTTTTGAAAACTTCTCAAGCTGTGGCGTTAATGGTTCAAGACCTTTAATTAATGATGTTTCAATTGAGTTCCCTGAGCGTTTTAATTGTATCCAAAAGTTTTGCCAAGCATAACTAGCCGCATCATCAATAGCTAATGATTGACGGTCTTTTTCATAATCTGAAATAGTTTTCTTTAATTCTTGTTCATTTAAAGAAGATAAACGGCGCAATTCTTCTAAGCTAAAGACTTGAGTTAATCCCAATGCTTCAGCATATTGTTGCGTTTGACCGCCTGCCTTAAATTGAGTGATTGCACCACGAATAATGCTTGGCAATAATTGAGCAATATCTTTTCCTTCGGTATTGCCACCAGCCAAGCGATTAATGATTTGCCTACGACTTAAGTCGCTTCTAATGTCGGCAATGTTTGATAATGTACCTTGAACATCAAGATAACGACTGAAATTGACATCAGCCGCTCTTAATTCACCTGTTGTAATTCCAAGACCTTGCGCTCTTTTTCTAACGTCACTTGTACTTTCAGCAAGTTTTCCAAGACCAAAGCCAGTAAATAAACTTCCTAGAGCAAGCCACTTTGCAATTGAAATCGCTCCTGAAGCTAAATTCAATGCAATCTTGCCTGTGGATAAAGCTATATTCTTAAACTCATTGCCAGTATCTTTGAGAGCTTTTCCCATGTCCTGAATTTTTTTATTAACTTTGTCATTGTCAGGAATGCCTTTGCTCCACCGACTGTTGACATTATCAATATCTTTAGGAATGGAAGCAAGAGCATCACGAAATTTGTCAAATTCAGCTTTAAATTTCTGAAATTTCTCGTCTAAAACATCTATTTCTATGACGCTTTTCGTTGCCATAACTCGCTCTTTATAAAATATTGGATTTAGTTAAGTGTCTATTCCTGTATTCTTCAGCATCTACCCACTTTCCTTCATTTTCTTTAATGAAAGTACCAAAGCCACCATTGCTCAAATAATCTAGGCAATCACCGATGATGCCTTTTTCTTCTTTGTAATAGGTTCTTCTTTGGTCGATGTCGTTAAACCAGTTAGATACGCCGTACAATCCGATGATGTAAGTTCCCACCCTCTTAATGATCCCGCCATCTCCAAGAAAGAATTTTTCAATTCCTTCGGGGCTACTTTGGAGATTGCAGTAAAAAAAACCAAAGAGCTGATAGCTTCTGATTCTTCATCTTCATCTAAGATATTTTGTTTCACAGCAACATCAAATGGCAACATTTGCCATCCGTTTTCGCCTGATACAAGTACGTTAGTCAATCTTTTAATTTCGTTAATCAAGCCAAAATTAACGCCATCTCTACCTTCCCAATTGCCGTCAGCAATAGAAATTGATTTCAATGCTGGATATGCTAATTGTGGTGCAGATAACGCCAAATGTGCGCTACTAACTCCATCAAAACATTGACTAAATACTTTTCCTATTTGTAGGTAAAACTTTTCAAAAATCTCCCTGCCAACGGATACAGAATGAATAAATACTGTACCGCTATTGGCAGTTTGAATTTGCATTACAAGGTTCAAATTTCTGTCGATTCGCATCACGAAATCTCCATAGAAAGTTTATAAATTAAGAAGCCGCATACAAATCAGCATTAATTGAGTAAACGCCGCGTAAACGAACGATTAAACCTGCTTGTTGACCGTCAAATGCTACTTCTTGGATTGATTGTAAAACGCAATTATTTAACTCAAATGGTGATAATGTCACGCTGTCAGGATAGATAGTTACAGAACCCATTGTAGTGTTTACTTCAATTTGAGTTTTGTAAGCATCAGCCAACGCTTGAGTTCTTAAAAGGTGCATTGTCACAGTACCAAAAATATATGGTTCAGGTGATGTTACTGCGCCTGTAAGAGTATTAATCAATAGTGATGTATCACCATCGAAAGCTAAACTAATTGCTTCTTTTGATAAATATGGTGCGGTTACATTAAGTTGAGGGTAGTCAGCATAAACCACATTAGCTAACAGCCTATTTAACGTACCTTGCACAACTTGTGGATTTGACATCTTTTATTCTCCTAGCTTGGGATGTTAGAGGCTGTTAAATAAATGGTAATAGATGAGAAGCCTCGTTGTGGCACAAATGTTAGGCTCAAGCCTTTATATGTACCTGTTGAGTAATCACCTGGGTTTTCAGCAACATAAGTTGAGAAAGAAACAGCAGAAACAACAGCAGGAGAAAGAACCAATCCAAAAGCAATCGCATTATTAACTGTAGCTTGAGCAACCTTTTGTAAAGAGTTGATACCAGCTTGGTTGTAATACAACGGATTTGTTGAATTATTTGAACCATTAATAATGGCATTTGCAAGAGCTTCTTGTTCGTGAATTGCAACCCAATCAACTGAATACCAGTAATTAAATGGATTTAAGTCCATGAAAGTACCGCCTTCAATTAGAGTATTGCTAATACCGCCTTGTGCGCCTGTGCCAATCCAGTTCACGCCTGCCGCTAACAATTGAGTTTGTTGCGTGTTAGTGAGTGTTGAATAAGCGGTTACTGAATAAACAAAAGTGTATTCCATTGGAGAAGCCAAATTACTTGCATTTGGGTCGTAACTTAATGCAGTCCAAAAGATTGATGCCGCACTAAATTCAGTCAATGGTGCTGAAGGGCTTTCTACTGTTGCTAGAACTGATTTAATACCAGCCCAAGTGCTGTAAGTTGCAAGTGTTGTAGTAACGTAAAAATAAGTTTTTGCAGTTGTACCTTCAAATTCTTTTGCAAAGCTAATTGCTGTTGCTTCTGTATCCCATTCTGAAGGTAACAAGTACGCATAGAATTGGAAGTTAGAATTAGTGATGAATGTATTTAATGCAATTACGCCTTGCGCTGGAGTACCAGCACCTAATTCAAGCACATAAACTGGAACAGTTGAACCTTGAGCAAAAAATGTAGTTCCCATTGCCGCTAATTCTTGCACATCATTCAAAGTAAATTTTGCGCCTGTTACTGTTGCAGAACCAGGGTTACTTGCCAACGGATAAGTGAAAGTATTAGTTCCAGTCGCAGTACAAGAGAATGTGCCATCATAACCAGTTGGGCTAATTCCAGCGATAACGCCTAAAACTGTATCACCTGAAGGAATGCCGTGTGCTGATGCTGTGGTTACAGTAACAACGCCTGTTGACCATGTAGCTGAACTAATAGTGACTGATCCAGCAAGGATTGAAGTTAAATCAGAAAGCTGTGTTAAAAGTTGATAAGTACCTGTCGCAAGGGTTGTACCGCCTTGAGAGATAAATGCACCTGTTTGTTGTAGCGTATTTGGTGCTGGTGCTACTTGTTGTTTGACAACAACATTAACAATATTTGGCATGATGCCCCCTTTTAGTTGTAGCTAACTGAAACAACTTGACTTGTACCTGTTTCAACAACAATTCCGTTTTTGCATGGGAAATCGAATGTATAAACACCAACTGCTTCAGGAATAATTGCAACCAAATTAGCTGTTGCCGCACCTGCGATTGATGCTGAATCGTAAATTGCGCCATTTGTTGAACCTGCTACGTTTACGTTTACTTTAACAATACGACCTTTAGTTGCTTTAACCAAAGTGTTTGCAGAAACATTAAGAACTGAACTGATGCCTTGACCTGTGATAAGTGCGCCATTAATTACTGCTGGTTGACCTTGACCGACTGCCATGATGTAACTCCTTTAATTAAAAAATCTTACTTCAAACTTCTGTTATAGAGATAAACGCAGATTCAATGAGCTTCCTAGCAATATTGTTTACTGTCGTTTGGTAATAGCTGACTTGGAAAGTGATTGTTTTCTTCATCGCTATAATGCCAAGTTCAGATTGCGTTAATTTGTCATCCTGAACAATAGGCATATTCATTAAGCCGATATTATCTGTATTTATACTATAATTCAATACATAATTCATGAAATTCAAGGCTTCATTATTACGAGTTCCATAGATAGTAATTTTCACAGTATCGCTTGTTAATTGATAGGGATTTGATTCTGAATCAAGCAACGGAAATTGCTGTAATGCAAATGTTTTTTCAGGATCAATGTGTATTGTTGCATAAGGCGGTGGTAAGTTTTGACCAGCCAAAAATGAAGGATAAACAGGGAAAAATTGATTCAAGGTTAGCCATATTGGAAGGCTATTTGAAACAACAACGCTAGTTGAATCAAATCCTGTTAAATTATCAATAAGCTGAGTGTCCATAACGGAATAAAGTGCATCACCACGATAGTGATACAAATCAGCTTGCTTGTAATAATTATCCCTACGACTGAATGCAAAACGCAATCCTTCGTAAGTAGCTACATACATTAGATTTGGATTAATTAAATTAAAATCCTGAATTAGATTTAATGATGTAAAAATGACATGATTGAATGCAGTTGTTCTATCTTCTAATTGTTGAAGATCAGTTGCAAAATGGAATGAACCTTGTGCGGTAATTGTGTTTGGTGGCAGTCCTGTACCTGCATTATTAAATTCACCAAAGCCATAAGTCATTGCATTGTAAATAGCAGATTGATTAAGCAATGAAGCATTAACCCAAAATACATATCCATCAAGAGGCAATATCAATTTTACATATAGAGTAAAGACAACTGTTTCATTTGCCGATAACGTATTTACGCCTTCAGCTAATCCAGCACCTAATTGCGGCTTCGCGCCTGATGTTTCTTCAATGGTTGCCACAATTACTCCTTAACCCAAACTTTTAAAGATGCTTGGAAAACACCTGAATAAATAAATGATGGTCGTCTTGCGCCATATACTTTTTTAAACTTTTGACCTTTTCTTACCTTGCTAACATTCTTACCGCTTTTTGTTCGTAAAGATAATCCATCTAAAGCGGCTTGCGTAGGCACACCAGCAACGCCCAATCCAGCCATTTCTTCGTGAGTGATATAATCCTTCAACCGCTGTGTAATATCTTGTTCAGCTTGCTTAAATGAGTTTTGCGGTGCATTGCCAGTTATCATGTACGTTTCTAATGATCGAGCAAGAGAATTGCCTAAATCATTAATGATGTCTTTTGCATGAGCATCAACAAATACAGAAAATAATCCATATTTATTTTCTAGCTGTTGTCCTACTCCATAAGTGGTATTGCCTTCAGGTTCAGGAACGTCAATAACTCCCAAACACAGTTTCATTAAGTCAATCCCCACAAAGTGCCAATGGTCTGCATGAAGGATGTCGCCTGCCTACCATAAGGGTCTTTTAAGCGTTGCAAATCAAGCAATGATAAATTAGATAATCCGACAGGAACGGTAATCCCTTCGGATGTGGAAGCATCTGCGGCACTATTAATCACGCCAGCAACAAAACTATTGATTCCATAACTTGCTCTTGCTTGAGCAAAGAATGTTTGACCTGAAATGTCTTGTTGGAATTGTAGTAATAGAGAGCCTGCATAGTTATATACAGTTAATGTATAAATGTCAGGACTAGCAAGATTTAATTCACAAGGAACTAAATCCATTGCTACTTGAAATGCGTAAGAATAACCAATGTCAGTTGGTGAAATAACAATTGATGTCAGCCCCATTACATTCTGCGACCATGTAACAAAACCTGCGAGGGTTGGTGGGCTTATAATAGGGTCTGACATATTGTTCCTCTCAATTATTTTTTAGCACGACTGCGACCTCTTGGAGCAATACCTTCATGGATTACTTCAATTTTTTGCTCAAATTTTTCATCGTTATCAGCGGCATTTTTCTTTTCTTCAATTACTTCAAATTCAATGCCACCTTTTTGCTTGATGCCCATTTCTTGAGCAGTCTTTGAAATAATGTCATCTTGAGCGGCTGTTGTAATGCTTCTTGCCTCTTGCGCTCTATCAATCATTTCTTGATCTGATTGAGAAATACCAGCTTCAATCGCCTCAATGCTAATAGGTTTTCCAATACGGTAACATTGACCGCCAAAACCTTTTGTAACCTTGCTTACTTCCATCATCCCATAAATTTCGTGTTGCTTGATGATGAAATTGACTTCATCGTCTGTACGTTCAATTAAGAATTGTGTACCTGCTCTTAATTTATGAGAAAAAGCCTTTGGATTTTCAGGAATCATCCAAGTAAATAAATGCTCTCTTTTAGAGCAATTTGCAATATAAAGTTTAGTCATAACAATTTCCCTTTGGGGGGTGGCAGGGCTGATGATGCGGTATTCTTTTTAGGGAATACCCAGCCCCACCATAAAAATTATACTCGGCATCACACAAGTATTTTAATTATACATATAAAAACAAAATAAAAAAGCCCACCGAAGTGAGCTTCTTTAAATCTAACAGAGCTTAGTAAGCGGCTGAAAGAATTGTGATACCTTCAGGGCGAATACCCCAGCCTGAAGTTGAACGCATTGTGTAAAGAGTTGTAATGCCGCCATCAGGAATTGGTGTTGGAATTTCTGTTGGAGCTGATACGTCTGTTAACATCAATGAAACAGCAGTTTGATTTGGTGTCAATGTAGCAAATGTGTTGGTGTTGATACGATCATTTGCTTTTGGCACTTTAAGTTCAGGAGCGATAAGAATAATCGCATCTGTACCACCAGCACCTTGACCAATCAATGTATCATCAGCCGCAAAGCTAACATCATCACCACCTGCCCAAGAAGCTACAGTTTCAACTAAACCAGCCGCAGTTTCAACACCAGCACCGATACGTTGGAATTGTGTCAATGAAACTACACCTGAATAGCTGATTTGGCTAATAAAGCGTTGTGGTGCAAGGAATACTAAGCGTAGCGGTTGACCGATTTGCAAAGTAGTGACCTTTAGATTACCGATCAAGTTCAACAAGAATTGAGCCAATTGACCGCTATCCCAAGTTGAGTAACCAGTATTGCCGTTTGAATCTGAACCAAGTGAAACAGTTGTTGCACCTGATGTATTCAAAAGACCTTCGCCGTTTTGTGGATTGAAACCATATAACAACGCATTACGCAATTGTTGTGCAATACCTTGACGCGCGCCTAAACGCATTGCTTCAGGAAGTGAGTAACCCCAGTTCGCTGTTGCACCTTCGTCAAAGTTATCGTACTGAGCGCGTGTTTGAATGCGATAAGTAGCTGTGCTAATCATTGAAGGAATAACAGAAGCACTTGGCAACTGATTAATCTGTGACTGGTTAGCAGAAACTTGTGTTGTTAATTGAATTTTTTTAGCGTAAACGTATAAATCGCCTTCACCCAAGCGAGGCATTGGGTTTTCAGTAGCTAGGGTCGTAAAAGCACCTGAAGCTAAAGAATATTGCATGATGAGTTCAGGCATCATGTGATTTGGATTTACCGTTACAAATGAGGGTGCGAAACCTGACATAATTTATTCCTTCCTTGTTAAATTAAGCACAAAGCAACAGCTTCAGTTGTAATCCAGTTAGCATTGCCAGTACCGCTGTTATAAGAAACAGTTTTGTTGCCTGTTGTGCTAATTTTTAGAATACGAACTGGGAAAGCGTTTGTGCCATCATAAGTAGTAATCCAGTTACTTGTAAAATCCCATGAAACTTGAGATGTGATGATACTACCATCTAAAGAAACAAGTGCTGGGTTAATACGCAATGGAATACGCGCACCGCTACCAAAACGGTAGAAGTTAACTGACATACCTGGTGAATACAAAGGCGCATTTGATTGCGGAGTTGTAATGCCACCATAGGCTTGGTTAAACACGCAAATACCTGTTGATGTTGCTAGGCTAGATGCTTGAATAACTGTTGAGCCTAATGTATCAGTACCTGGTTGAGTAGCCGCTGAAGGGATTAATTCTTCAATTGGAATACCGCCCCAAATTGGTGTTGATGCCGCTGTACTTAATTTACCACCAGCTAAGAAAAACTTAACCGCTGGATCGTCTTGTGCATCACCTTGCGTAAAACCAGCAGAGTTTGTATTGAACAAACCTACTGCATTGGTTGTTTGCATAGGATTTAAAGAAATTTGTGCTGACATATCTTATTTCCTCTTAGCGTTGGTTGTTGTTAATGTTAAATTTCGTAGCGCGTTGTGCAGGCACTTTGAATTGATCTAACCATGAAGATACTGCACCTTTGAAAGTCGTAATTACACGACCTGCACGGTCACGGGTATGCAATTCAATTAGTTGACCAGCGGCAATTGTGCTATCTGAACGTGAAGCAACCAAAGCATCAGCAAAAATTGTTTTTTCTGCAATAGACAATAGTTTTTCATCTTTAATTAAATTGATATTTACTTCTTTGTAAGCATCAGAATACGCTTGCAAGCCACGCAACATACGTTTGCGATAAGCCATTACGCTTTCACCTTTTAATGGGCGAGATGCTGATTTACCAAATGCGGCAAATACGCTGTCTGCTTTAGCTTGACAATCAGCATACATCGCTTCTTCTTCGTCAGCTTTGCGAGCCATTTCTTCGTCATCATCAGGTTTGATTTCGCCTTCTTCATGCTCTTTAGGATTTGAACCTTCAGCATCTTTGCGATCATCATCGTCATCATCATCGTCATCTTTACGGTGATGTTTAGCATCTTTACGAGCTTTATCATCATCGTCATCTTTACGATGTTTGCGTTTTGCATCTTTCTTTACTTCTTCTTCTTCTTCCTCGTCATCGTCATCCATACGAGCATCATCATCGTCATCTTTCTTAGCTTTTTTATCAGCCGCAGTAACGAGTGGTGGTGCTGGAAGATTTTTTTCCATCTCATCCACGCGAGCAGAAATGCCCTTAACAGCGGTGAGAATCTCTTTCAACATATCGCCAGAGGCATCTGCCTTTGGCTCTACTTTATTTTCTGTCATGGTAGATACCTCTTTGTTAGTTAATAAAACGCCAGCAGGTTCGCCGCCTTTGTCCCAAACCCCCTTTGAACCTCTCTTTTTCGTAACGATAGCGATATGGTCTAAAAGGAATGGTACACCTTCAATCAAGAGCGGCTCGCCATTCTCGGTTGTTAGTGTTGTGTTACCAGCAGTCGCATCAAAAACTACTGATGGGCTTGTACTAATATCGCCTTCGCAAATCTCATTGATTGCATCTTGGTCATATATTTTTGCAATACCCCAAACTTCATCTCCCTTAATATAAGGAAGAATAATACTTCCGACTGCCCTGTCTTTAAACTCTTTTGAAGTTAAAACATCAGTTTCGGGATGATCCATAATGACAATTAAGCCATTACAACGATTTAAAAATTCTTGATTTAAATAGATTGAAGGGTCACGCCAAACGTGTTCCCCAATACTTGAACGATATGCTAATCCTGTGCCTGTAATTCTAATAGCGAATAATCCAACATTTGCAAACATTTGAGGGCTTGTTAGTAAGTCTTCGCTAATCAATTGTGCTTTGTCAAATTCTGTATTTGCGCTTGCTATTTTGAATGCAACTGCAAGACCAGGATGTAATGGTTGAGGTGCTTCAACAGGATTGCACCAAACATAACCTGTCGATTCATCGCACATTGTCACATCAAATTGTTTTTCGATACGAGCAAGATAAGTAACGAATTGACCGTCATCATAGATTTCTTCTAGCTTGCCTTCGTATTTTAATCCTGTTTCTTCTTCAGCTTCTCGTCTTGCACATTCTTCAATTGTTTCATTTGCGTTTTGATGCCCACCAGGCAATCCAAAGGTAAATGGAAAATCTCCACCATTACCTCTACGCATTAATAAAACTTGATTGTCTTGTGTCAGAAATAAGATGCCTGAAGCACGACCATTAGCACCAGCAAATTTATTAACATGTGCAACATTTGTCGGCTCAATAGAACCAGCATCATCTTGCTTTTCTGTAGGTAGTGCTAAAAGTGAAGGGGCTTCGGATGAATCTGTAAACTCTTTGCCTACAGATTGAGGCACACCAACTTTGTGAGCAAATTCAGGATTATGCGCTACGGCTTGCATGAAGTGTTCCTGTTTTTCGCTAACTGTTGGCATACGAGGTGCTTTCTATAAGGATTTTCCTATTTATACTCTACTTTTTTACCTGTGACAACGCCTTTTTGCCTTTGATTGTTAAAAAGTTTTCGGGCAATGAACCTATGTCATAAATGTAAACATAATTGCATCGACAGTAAACTTCTTCACCAGGCATCGTAATGTCATCGGTATAGCCATCAACAGCTTTAATTAATCCCTTTTCACTAGCCCAATTGCCACGAATCAGATAAATATGCTCATCACGTTCTTTGTGGTCTTTTCGGTAGTCATAGTTCATTTGCCGCCAATGGCTATGCCATCTCGCCGCAATAGCACCATTATCAACGGCTACGATGTTATTGATATTAGATATTAATTTATGCGTTTGGTCAATAATTACACGCCTTTGCTCAAAAGGCATTTTTCCCAACGACTTGCGAATGTCTTGTTTTTGTTTAACTTTGTTTGTAGTTTTATTGCCGCCTTTAGGAATTGAAGTTGCCCAACCTTCAAAACGGCGCAATGTGTTATTGATTGCATCTTCACGATTGTATTTAATAAGATTTGCTGAAGCCATGATTCTGCGATCAAGTTCAGCTCTTAATTTAGGTTTCAATCTGTCAATAGTAAAACGGCTAATCTCTTTATTGATTAAACCGCCTTTAGTGACCAATCGAGAATATGCGTTGTTGAGTGATTTTTCTAATTCGGCTTGAACTTGATGCTGTGGGATTAATTCCTTTTCGGCGGCTTTCTTGATTTTCTCAAGCCAGTAATCAATGCGTTTTTTGCTATCGAAACCATATTCGATAATGTCATTGACTGCCGCTGTTAAGGTTTCATAGAAATTCATGTTTTAGTCTTTATTAAAAAGAGTTCCCATGTGGCTGGGTGCATTCGACTTCGACCTTGTTCATAGTCGCTCCATCGCACTTGAGTTGTATATATTAATGCAGAAGCCTGTGCTTGTGTCAAATTTCCTCTAGCAGTTCTGATTTCTTCAGGAGTTGGCATATATCCAGTTCCCCTTTTACGAATTTTCATTCCTTTTCCTTTAAGCGTGTTCATTCCAAAGTGAACCTATAATTATTCCTACAACAAAAGATAAAAATGCCCACATTATGTTAATTTCCATAATTTTTACTCCTTAATAGTTGTTCAATAGCAATATAAATATGCCACAACCTGTCAGGTGATATTTGTTCACATATTGAAATGTCATTTATCTCATCATCTGTTAATCCAATAAATTCTTTTTTAGATTGTGCATCCATTGTGAAATTCTCTTTTTGCTTTAATGTAAGCTTCATTTGCTAACTCCGCTGTTTCGTATAAACCAAGATATTTAAATTTGTTTTCAACTTTAATTTGAGCCATCCATTTATTTCTATTTTTTACAAAAAATACGCCTGTATAGCCTGAGTTATTATTTTTTTGGATTACTCGCCTATTTTGTTGATTAACAAAACCATTTACATCTCTTAAATTTTCTATTCTGTTGTCAGTTTTTATTCCATTGATATGGTCTATTTGATTTTTAGGCATTTCGCCATATTCATAAAGCCAAGCAAGTCTATGTAACTTGTATCGTTTATTATCAATAGAAGTAACTAAATACCCATAAGCATCTATGTTTCCCGCCTCTGTTCCTGCATAAGTGCTATTATTTGGTGAAATATTCCAAACAAATACACCTGAATTTTTGTTGTAATATAAAACTTCAAACAATCTTTCTTGTGTAATCATTCTTTGCACCTGCATTGATGAGGGTGGGTGTAGAGAAGCCCAGTTGATGGTGGTAGATTTAACCAATGCACTTGAATATCATATCCATCTAAAACTTTTACTATAGCCACAGGTTCTTGCGCCGGTTGTTCTAGTGCTTTGTCAATGGCTTTAAGTGCATCATTAGCAAAAGTGCTATTTAGCTGTTCGCAATATAAATTCAAAACTTCTTGTGCCATCTTTAATGCTTCTTTAGTTTGTGGTGTCATTTACACACTCCAATCCATACTCTTTAACAAATTGTTGATTTGTATCGTAGCGAGCATATACTTTTCCATCTACACATTTAGATTCATAATTTACACATCCAGCAATAAAAAAACAAAATAATACGATTACGATTTTTAATAATTTATTTTTGTTCATAATAAACACTCCCCAAATTTTTTAATCAATTGTTCAAATGTCATTTTCGAAACTTTGATTTCTACAGTTCCTTCCGCAGGATAATTAAAATATCTAACTGGATTGCCTTCTTCATCTAATAGCGCATATATTTTTTTCATATCAACGCATCCTTGTTTCCATAGATTTCAATAAATCGATCAGCCAAATAAGCATTTTGAATATTTAATGCTTTAAACATTTCAAAGGCAAACTCATAGTATTCAATTTTTCTAGCTCTATTCCATTCAACAGGCGGTCTATTCGCAATATCTTCCATATTGGCTATCTTATCTGCCAACTTAATTAAACATGCGCCATAGCTTATTAAACCAGCTTTCCTGACCTGTTCTTTACGGCGTTCTATTTTTGGCAATAACTGATCTTCACTTACTTCTTGCACAATGTTGGCAATCTGCTCACCAAACAAATCAACAATCTCTTGATAAGTTGCGCTTGTATCTTCTAAAACATCATGCAACAAAGCACCAGCCAAAATTTTTTCATCTTCAACTTCAGCATTCAATAACAAATAGAAAACACGCAAAGGGTGAGCAATATAAGGTGTTGCATCAGCATCTTTACGCACTTGACGATGATGTTTCATTTCTGCAAAATCGTAAACTCTTTCCAAAAACATTTTATTTCCAATCAAAAGCCCCTTTCGGGGCAGTTTCTTAAGCAACTTTCTTTTCTACATCGTTTACAAAGTTCCAAAAGTATTCTTTCATGTAACCGCCTTTGAATGCTTGGTAAATCAATTGATTACCGTAAATCCCAAAATTTTGCACACGATAATTTCCAGCATCTTCAGCATTTTCAGGCGCACCTTCTAAGCCATTGAAATATACTTTTACAAAATCCCAAATTTTTTGACGCATCTCAGCACTCATTTCATTATTCACAAAAACATACTTAACTTGCGGAATGTCTTTGCGAACATTATTGTATTCATACAAATCTTGCATTCCATCAAAACGACCATACTCGAATTGACCTGCATAATCTTCTAACTGTTTTGCGCGAGCTGGTGGCAAGTCTTGAACATAAATACGAACGCTACTTCCCATGCTGTACGCTTCAGCATTAACACGACCAACAAAGCCATTCGCTTTCATGTATTGGCGAATCATTTTTGCGGCGGCGGCGTGGTCACTTATTTTCTTTTCCATTTCAATCTCCTTTTTCGTAATCTTCAAAAATTAATTAATCACTACATTGATATATTATTCTAATTAAGAATAAAAAACAACCTATTTTTTCAATTTATTTTAATTTTTTTCAAGTTCCCAAATTCCCATTGTAATAGTTGTTTCTATTACATCATGATCAACCACAATTTGACCTAAAAATTCATGCTCAGATATATAACGTGTTTTTACCAGCTCACCTTTAGAATTGTATGTTTTTAAAATTTCAGTAACGGTACAAAGGCGTGAAAATTTGCCGCGAGTTTTATATTGAGTTCCGATTGCATATTCCATTTTTAAGCTCCTTCATCATTAATGTATTTTAAGTATTGTTCTAAATATTCTTCTGCCTGCTTTTTTTTCATAAAAAATTTAATAGTTGCATTAGAAATATAAATTGCATAATTTCCAAAAGATGAATTAGTTTTTTGAATAATTGGATTTTCAATGAATTGTTCGATTAACATTTTTAAGCCCCATAATTATTTATATCAATTAAACAAAGATCAGCAATTCTTTTTAATTCTTTATCTGATTTAAAAGCTAAAGCAAAAAAAGTATCTCCGTAATCAAAATTATTAAAATTTTTATTTTCATTAAGTTGATCTGATTTAATTTGCAATTCAAAACAAATTGCCCCAATAATTTTTCCACGTTGTTCAGTTGTTAATTTCATTTTAAGCCCCTTCCGCAACAAAGTTTTCTTCCAAAACTACCAAAACGTGTTCACGATCTAAACTATCTCCGAAAAATTCAACACCGAAACGATTGCTTAATCTCACAATTTCAATTGCCGCTAAAATTTGAGCTTCGTTATAGTTCATTCCATACAAACCACCAACGCCATAAAATCCAAAAACATAATTGAAAAATTCGATTTTGTTCATTTCGCTATCTCCCAAAAGTTAATCACCACACCTACATATTATACTTAATAAGAATACAATACAAGCATTTTATTGAAAAAATATCATTTTTTTTACTTTGATTTGTATGCTAGAATGTTTTAACTAAGGAGAGTACCCATGAAAATCGGAAAATATGAAATTAACGAAAATGCTAGATTTTTATTGCTAGTGGAAGATGAATTGCCAATTAGCATTAATGCTGGCAATGGAATACCTATGACGGCTATTTGGAATAATGGTGAACCCAAACCATTTAAACTGGATGGCGAGTTCACCGTACCTTTAGATGCTAAAGATTTTGAGAAGTTAGTGAATCAAGAATGATTTTTTAAAATATCTTGCCAAGCGGCTTCGTATATTTCTTTCTGCTTGGCATTATAAAAATCAACTTGCATTGATTCTTCTTTGGTTAGATCGCGATTCTCGCTTTCGGCATCTTCTACAACTTTTCGGACAATTTCATAATATTTATGACATTTGTCTTTTGCTTTAAGCATTTGAGGCAAGTTGATCTGAACTTCAGCGTAAGAACCGTTTACCTTAAATACCATGTTTACATCACGATAACCTGAACCGCCCAATGAATCTTTTGAATTATCAAGCAAATCACGATGCTTTTCAGGTTCGCCAAACTTAGCAACAAGTTTAGTAATCGTCTTGTTGACATCTTTGGTTGATTTGATTGAAATCGTAGTTCTTAGCAAATCTTTAATCTTGCTTGGGTCGTTGTTGTAAGATTTGGTAATCTTATCAACAGCACGTTCTGAACCTTTCAATGTAACAACAGCCGCTTTCCCACCAAGTTCTTTTGCTATTTCAGCATTTGATTTGTCAAAAAAGTCTTTGTTCATTGCGGCAGTTTCATACATTTGCTTGAACTGTTCACGCTTATCTTTTGGAAGGCGTTGTATATCTTTCTCATGCAAAGAATCTTCTAAATGTCTTTCATAAAATTTTTCTTTTTTTGCTGGTAGCGTTTTTGGAATGTTGTGAGGTTTTGCCGTTGATTGAGCGTACATTGCCGCCGTAGGCTTTCCCGATTGCGATGCGCTACCCCCACCAGCGGATATAAATTGACCGTCATGACCTCTAGGATGATCTGATTCTACAAAATCAGCATCATTGTAAGAATCAAATCTGCTCATCATTGCATCACCGCGAGGCATCTTTTCTTCAGGCATAGCCGCTTCAGGCGGTTCATACTCTGAAATCAAATCAGCATCCAATGTCAAAGTGCTTTGGAATAAGTCAGGCATCTCATTGAGATTGTCTTGCGCCCATTGAATAGCCAATGCTCTGTTTTGTGGGTCAACAACTGGCAATATTGTGCGTAATACTTCAGTAATGCCTTTGAGCTTGGTTTCTTCAACCTTAACACGCTCTGATTCAGGTTCTTCAATAAGGCTTTCCCATTCAGGTTTAAATGAATTCTTCCACTCATAAAATGCTTGCTTATAGCTCTTATTTGCATAAACATCAGGATAAGCGGCTTTTACTGATTCATAAAATTCTTCATTCCATGCTCTGTGCATTACGATCTTGTCAAAGAATGCGTAAAGGCTGTGCATTTCTTCACGAATGCCATTTACATATTGCACAATCGCTTTGGCATCCTCAGAGCCTTCACCAAATCCTTGAGTAAAGGCTTCATCCTTCAAAAGTAATGCTGGAACGTCAGAAGCGGCGGCAATATTCGCAATGATGTTATCTCTTGCAGTTGTCATCGCTGTATCTGTGTTTTGCAAGTTAATTGCTTCTATTGATTCATCAATGTCAATTGAAAGCACGTTGCCTGTTACGCCTTGTTGCAAGTAAGACCGTTTAATGCCTGCAACTGATTCCATCATCTTGTTAACGATTGAACCTGCTGGCTTTTGTTTAGAAATCAATAAACCAGCTTTAAATGTTACAAGGTCATCAGTAACCATTGATTGAATAAATGATTTCAATGGATATAAAGCACGTTGGAATACTGAGCGACCTGTAAAGCCAAAAGCACTTGACTGAAATGATAAGTAAATAGGCGTTCCATTAAATACAACAACGCTTCTGCTTGGATGATATGGCTGACCTGCGGCTGTGGTATAAGTTAAAGGCTTTTGAAAGTCAGGCGCATTTGGGTTTTGGTTAGTAACAATCGAACCTGCCAAGTTTAAAGGGTCTAGCTGGTTAAAGTATAAATTTAAATGTGGCAAATCCCAGGGGTCAATAGGGTCAGTTGTTGGGATTTTATCTGCGCCGTAAACAATAGCGGATGCACCATAAGTGCGCTTTAAAAACATCGTGTCACGAATATGGGCAGTTGCGCCTAGCTTTTCCCATTCTTTCTCAAATGCTTCAATAAGCATTTCTTTAGGCTGTTTGTCGATTGTGATGATACGAGGTTTTGAAAGGGCTAAACGGAC